TGGCCGTCAGGGCGGCAAGACCTTGGCGGGTGCTCATGCCGTACGCGAAGAATTGATGATCCCTAACTCGCATTGGTGGGCAATGGGACCGACGTACAAAGTGCTATGGGATTCCACGTTCCCCACATTGGTTGGTCTGCTCAATCCCGATTGGATTGAACGTTGGGACAGTGAGCACGAAGAGATCATCTTGCGGAACAAAAGCAAGGTTGCGTTCCGGTCGCTCGAAGATCCCGAACGTGCCCGTGGTCCCCAAGGACTCAAGGGCGGCTGGTTCGATGAAGCCGCGCAGTGTCCGGAGCGTGGTTACAATGTGTTCAAGCCAACCTTGCTCAAGTCCAACGGCATCATCATCGCTACGACGACAGTGCTTGGATTCGATTGGACGTACGACGAGATCGAGAAGCGTGCAGCCGTTTACAAAGAACCCGGTTATTGGTACGCACGATGGTGGACAGAAGAGAATCCGCTGTTCCGGTCAGATCCACAGATCATGGCGAAGCTGGCTCGGGCACGCTCCCAAGCGGAGGCCAACGGTGGTCAGGCGCTCGCATTCTACGAACAGGAATACAAAGCGGAACGGAAGAATGCATCTGGACTTATTTACGATTACTCGCTGATCGAGAAACAGACGTTGATGACCGACGACGAGATCAAGAAGATCTTGCCGGAGTGGCCCGCGATTCATCCCGACCGGACGGTCTTGATTGGCTTGGACTCCGGTGTTGACCATCCGTTTGGTGCGGTGTGTATCGTCGTGACACCGAAAGGGCTCGTGGTGATCGATGAATACTTGGAACGACGCAAGGCCATTAGCCAGCATCTATCACCCATTGCACATCAGTTCAAAGTCGGCGCCTATCGTGATGTCAAATGGGCCGCGAACAAGAATGAAGCGAACCTTCGGTTGGAATTCGGATTACGCGGAGTCGGTGTCATCCAAGCGGAGAATAAGCATCAGATCGGCATTCAGCGGGTGCAAAGCTGGTTGTATAGCAATCAATTGTTCTTTACATACCGTGTGCCGCGCACCATTGAGCAGATGCGAGCGTATCGAAACGCCGATAACACAAAGCCTTCGACCGGCGAAAAGCGGCTGGTAGAGAACGTCTTCAAGTACAAGGACGAACTGCCCGATGCGATCCGTTACGCGATTATGGCGTGGCCGGAGCTACCGGAAGACGTTGACCAAGGAAAGAACGAACAGGAACGCGAACGTGAGAAGAAGCGGTGGGAGTCTCTGAGTGAACGGGACCAGCAGGACATTATCCGCATGCGGGATTACAACAGGCAGCAAGAACAGGGCGATGAATTGCCAGTGGATGATTCGAACTATCCGCTCGGTGACTTCTTCGGCAGTCCGAATCAGGTGCAGGATTGGTTGTCCTGAAATGTGAATGGGGCGGGTGTCCCGGTTTCGCAGCACAGACAGCGGTAAAGGGGCCATTGCCTTGTGACTGCGGCCGGGCACCCAAAGAAAAGGATGGTTGGAATGTGGATCAAGCGAGAACTCTTCGAGAAGCTACTGGAAAACAAGAGCAAGGCTGAAGGCGCCGCACAGGTGCTTGCGCAACGTGTAGTGCAACAGGACGCCACGATTGACTGGTTGAAAACACGGTTGACGCAGTTGGAGTACGAACGTGCCCAATTGATCAACAACTACATGGGCGTGAAGATTCCGGTTCCGGAATTCGACAAGGAAACCACGGCGAAGGCACCACGAGTCACCGCAGAAGACGTACTGAATCAGACCGTGGCGTTCATCGATGTCGGGGACGAAGAAGCGGCCAAGCTCGGGCTCAGTTGGGATGACGAAGGCCGGTTGATGCACAACGGTAAGCTTGTTCAACAGTAATACGGAGCATACATGTCACTCGTAAATCAAGCATTTACATTGAGCGGAGCCAACGGCAAAACCGCTGATCCAATTCCCCGTGATACCGGCAATCCCGGTCGTCAACCGGCGCAAGGAGATTATACAGACGATGATCTCCTGACCATGTGGGAAGTGATGAAGCATGAATGTTTCGATAACCGCTGGATCTTCGAGCGCCAGTGGCAGCGGAACATTTGGTACGTGCTCGGCAGGCAGTGGATCGAGTATCAGTCGAAGTACGGCGGCTGGCGTGACAAGCGCATGGCGGCATGGATTCCTCGGCCTGTCACGAACAAGTGCAAGGAAACGGTTCAGGCGGTGCGAGCGATGTTCGCCAGCATCAATCTGACGGTCAATGTACGTCCAAATGGGACTGACTCGAAGAATGTTGCTGCTGCAAAAACCGCCGATGACATGTATCCGTTGCTGTACGAAACTCACAACATGGATCAGGCCATGAGTGAGTTTGATTTCTGGTTGCTCGTATGTGGCAATGCATTTCTTCACGCCTATATCGATTACGACGTGAAGAACGGCATGCTCACGATCAACATGGTGCAGTGTAAGGCGTGTGGGACTCCGGTTGAAGAAAGCAAATTGACCGGCGCAAATCCCATTTGCCCGACATGTAAAGCGATGGGAAGCGCGAACTTCGTGCCCGCGATGGATGAAACGGGTCAACCAATTCCTCCCAAGCAGGTATTGAAAGGCATGCCAAGCACGATGGTGTTGTCACCGCTTGAAATCGCTATGCCGAACGCCTATACGCGCTTCGATGATCTTCCGTATGTCGTGCGGAGTCGTTGGCGCACACGGCGGTACTACGAGAGTCATCCCGATCCGCAAATGCAGGCGCTTGCCGCAACGATCACATGGATGAAGAGTCCGCAGGACCATTCGATGGCGTTGTTCACGTCGCTGGTGCAGACAAACGACCTTGGCATTACGCCGATCTATTGGTCGGAAGGCTCTGGCCGTGGCGGTCAGAACGACGAAGGCATCACGGAATACGAAGTGTGGATGAAACCGACGCTTCAATATCCGGAAGGACTCGTGTTTCGTGTCATTGGTGATGGTGCAGGGCCGAAGATCGTTCGTTTGGACGAAGAAAATCTACCCGGTCCCTTACCGTACAAAGACGCGGAAGGCAATCCGCTGTTCACGTTCACCCATGCGACGTTCGAACATGTCGGCGGGCGCATCATGGGCAGTGGACCGCTGGATCAGATCATTCAGAAACAGGATCAGTTGAACCAACTCGATTCACAGATCCTTTTGTGCCTTCAGCGCATGGCGAATCCCGTGTGGCTGGAGCCGAAAGGCGCGGAAATTCAGAAACTCACCGGTATGCCCGGTCTGGTGATCAAATGGAATCCATTAACGGTTGGCGGGCAGGCCAAACCAGAGCGCATCGCGGGTATTCCAATCGATGCATCGCTCATGTCTCTTCGTGAGCAGTATTTGAAAGACATTGAAGAGCTTTCAGGCACGTACGATGTGTTGAAAGGGCAGCGGCCTGCTGGTGTGGAAGCCTTCAGTGCCATTCAGGCATTGATCGAACGTAGTCAAGCGCGATTTGCCTCGGTATTCAAGTCGCGTGGTAAGGCGGTTCGTAATTGGTACAAGTTCGTGATTGAACTTGAGCGGTCGTTCGGTCCCGATGAACGTGTGCATCAGGTAATGACACCTGCTCGCACATGGACGTATCAGATTTTCAAGAACACGCAGCTTCAGGGCAGTGTGAATGTTGTTGTGGAAGACGGTTCACAGCAGCCGAAGACGAACTTGGGGATGCGAGCGGCGGTTGAGCATGCCAATTCGCTCGGGCTGCTGAATATGAAGGAGCCAGAGACACAGTACGAAGGTCTGAAGCTCTTCGGACTCACGAACATGATGCCGTCGATGGACATCGCGGTGCAGAGTGCGTTGAAGAAACAGCAGGCGTTCGAAGACTGGATCAACAATCCGCAGGCGTTACAGCAGTTCCAAATGGCGTTCAAGCAGCAGACTGACCAGTTCCAAGCGCAGATCATCGCGCAGGACGCTATGCAGAAGAATGCAATTGCTAATGCTAAAACGGATCCCAATGCACCGATACCACAAGTCACACCCATTCAGCCGCCCGATCCTTTGGCGTTGACGCCGCTGAAATGGAAAAAGTGGTGGAACGCGCAAGTCCATCTCAATCAGTTTTTGAAATGGGCGAACGATGATGCCATCGACATGCTCTTAACGCAGAAAGGTTCGCTTGTCGAACAACTGTTAACGGAACATCTGAACCAGATTCAACAGAACATGCCACAGGCGCCTGCTGAACCGCCGAAGGTGAACTTCTCGTTCAGTGAAGACGCAATGGGCGATCCAGAAGTGCGGCAGTACTTCGAGAAGACGACGGGAGTGACA